GTGGAACTCCCATCTAAAAAAAGACCCGCCTTCTTAGTTTTAATCATGTCCATTTCCTCTGGGAGTCTATCTTGGCGTGAGAAGTTACATCGCTTACATGCAGCTACTAGATTATCTGGATCATCTGATCCGCCTCTAGCTACTGGGATCACGTGGTCGCACGTATTGGCTTCCATTCCACACCAGAAGCAGATCCAGCCGTCGCGGTTAAGGATACGTAATCGAAGCTTCTTCCACTGTGTCGAGTTGCTCTTACGCTGTGAGTGTAGAGTCATTAGTAATAGTTCCGTTCTTGATGGAATGCCCACGCTTTACAGTTACTACCATAACGATTCGTAATGTATTTAAGAGTAGCGTCTATCTGGCGATAAGGGTCTAGATCTCTGTAATGCTTAGATCTCATCTGGCCTAATCCGAAATGACTACCGTTCTTCGCTAAATAGTTCCAGCGAGATTCCTTAGTAATGATTCTGTTAAAGCACTGAAACTCTTGATAGTTAATGATTCGACTATGAGAGTAAAGCTTTAGATGATCTATCGAATAGTTCTTAGCTGTTGCTTCTGGAATGCTCGTTATTGAGAGCGTTGCCGTTAAGGCAATAGCCGCCCCTAAACCTATCTTTCGCTCTTGCGAGCTACCCGCCTCAGCGGCTCGCTTCATGCGAAGAGATAGTAGCGCGCGTGTCAAGTAGGGAGCGTAATCTTGGGAGTGTCCCACAGCTTTACGCACACTGTGGATAAACCCTGTGGATAACTTCATGGCTTACCGCCCCAGCCGTTACCCTTAAACACAATCCCACCAAGCGAGTAAATGCGCTTCATAGGTACAGTGCAATTAGGACAGTAAGGATCTCTGGCCAGTGTGTCCTCGATGGGACGCTGGACTTCTAGCTCTTTACTGCACACTTCGCACCTGTATTCATAGGTCGCCATTAGCTTCTCCAATTAGTGCCACTGTCATAGTCGAGCAGACGCAGCACTGGATCGTCTTTACATTCTCTGGAAGATTATCTGTAATTACACGAATGAGCTGATCGGTGTCCTTCTTGCACATTCGGCATTTATAGCGCAGCTTGTCCATAATTACTCCCTTTAAGATTTTCGATCGGCTGTAGATTCTGTTGCGTAACCCACCAAGTCGGCTGCTTCGCGTGTTTGTATCGTGGACGCTTGGCCATGGCTACAGGTATCCAGCCCGCTAACCTGTAATTCGGGCTAGTGCCTACGACAAGAACAGCGACATCGCTCTGGCGATCATTCTCGTAGATTATGAGCTGACCAGAATCGTAACGCGTCCACTTCACTTCGATAAAGCTTCCGACATCTGCCGTCTTCTTAAATTGTGACGATCTTGGATCAAAGTTAGTAAATCCTAAATAGCGAGCGACTAAGATCTCGGCCACTATTGACTCGGCCACTTGCGCGACGTAATCATGAAAGCCGAGTTCTCTGTCGTATCTGCTAGAAGCGTCTGCGTGACCTTGGATCTGGGCGATTCGTTCTAGAGCTACTGTATGAGCTAAGACCTTATCTTCGATCGTCGGTTTAATTTTCATCTACAGTCACCACAGAGCCAAGTTAACTTCTCTCCGCCTTGGCCCTTGGTATAACCAAAAGCGTCCAGCTTCTTTAATCTAGAGCAGCTGTCGCACTGTTCGATTTTGTATTCTGCAATTACTTCGCCATTCTGTAGAAGTTTGGCTGTCATAGATTGCGGATAGATAATCTCGATTAGATCGCTCATCTTTAGACCTGTGGCTTCCACTGACCATCGCTGGCTAAGACGTACCAGAGCGGCGAACACTGTGTCGCCTTGGTCTTCTCGACGCAGAACCAGCCGCCCCAAGCCTTACCAGTTTTAGCTTCTCCAGTCTTAAAGATTCGATGTCCATGGCTGCACTGTGGAGCTTCTGGAATTAGTTCTCCGCCGAGCTGCTTAGCGATTTCGTCCATCGACGATCCAAGGCTAGGAATGCCGCTCTGTTCGGCTTCTTCTGCCGTTTTATAGCTTGGCACTTCGCCGAACTTAACTCTCCAAGGGTCGTAATCGTCTGCCGTTGAGTTAGCTACCTTCGCGCTGATCGTCTCGACTTTCTCCATGTCCTGACGTGTAGGACGCTTATCTGCTCCCAGTAGTAAGCCGATGGCTCTACCGATCGCCGATGTAACAGTGTCCTCGACGAAGAACTTCTTCATGTTGACGTTATAAGTCGCCACGTTACCGAATGCGTAATCGGTAGCCGATGGGTGTAGATCCTCATACTCGCGAAAGATCTGGGCTTGGATAAGGACGTAACCCTTCTCGGCGTTAAAATCTACAATGTTCGTCTGGACTCTAGCTGTCGGGTGTGTTAACCATAGGCGGGCAATTCTGGCCGCGACGTCTTCGTAATTGTCTAAAAAGCTCATTAGCGCACGTCCTTAGCTGCGTGACGTGATACAGCTCGACCGCGCTTAAAGCCTTCTCGCTGGCCTTCTTTATAACCTACTGAATAGCTCATAGCTGCCCATAAGATCCCAGCTATTAGCATCATTACGATAATCGATAATTCGTTCATTACTTGCTCCCGATACTGGGAGCGACGTTCGCGCTCCCGATGTAAAGAGTGAAGCAAGAACGCGTCTAGGTCAAGATTCCCGCTTATCTGTCGGCGTGTCGATTGGTGTTTTTGGCTTGGACTTTAATCCGTTACCAGCAAGAACTCCGCCAAGTGATCCAGTTAAAAAGATTGCGAGAGTCTTTAGAAGATCAATAAATGCCGCGTCGTTCGGAGCTTGATTACCGATCGGCTGAGTAACGAAGATAAGCGCGTAAGTAATTCCAAGGGTAACGATCAAGAAGACCGCCGCCAAGGTTGATCCGATTATAAGAATGAGAGTCGCGTGGACGTCTTCTGGACTACGCCGTCGGGCTGGGCTGTGGAGCTTCTTCTCCAAGGACGTCGCTAGTGCATGTTCCAGTAGGGATACACTGCGGCTCTTGACATTCTGGCTTTTGCCAGTTCTCGTATTCTTGGCATTCATAGCGAATCCAGCCCTGATAACCACAAGCGGAAAGTCCGACCGAAAGGACTAAGGCCAGACTTCCCGCGAGTAGTACCCGAGTCACTTCCCCTGTAACCCGAACGCTGAATCTTTAGGGTTAAGCCATCGTAGAACGACAGGTAGAACAGCGGCCGCGCCAGCTGTAAGAATTGCTTTAGGATCTGTCACTCCCGCCATGTAAACCGCAATTCCCGCAGCTAAGAAGCTACGCGCCCAGCTTGCGAGTAACGCTTTTAAGTTTTCCATCTTTCTTCTCCTTGATCTTCGGCTTCGCTGCCGACTGAGTAGGTACTTCGACGACTGGATAATCGCCAGCATAAGCCACGAACTTAGGACGTCCGAAGCCTACGATCTCTTTACCGCTCCCGAATGCCCGCTCTTTAATCATGACCATTCCGCCGTTACGTTGATCGCCAGTTCCCGAAGTGTTTCCCTCGATGGTAATTACTGACTTCGACTTAACTCCTACGACTATTCCGATGTGGCTAATACGATCGACGCCATCATGCGGAAAGTCCATAAATGCAAGATCGCCGATCTTCGGCTCTAGCTCTACCCAGCGATTCACTTCTTTAAGCTTATGCGCTCCCGCAGCTGTTGAGACCATCGATGGAAGCTTCACGCCCGCTTCATTAAAGCACCAATTCACGAACGATCCGCACCATGGCAGACCGTCGGCCTTAGTAAACTTTCCGTACTTCGTTAGGTTATCGCCTTCTTCGACTGTACCGACTTCGGCCAGTGCTACTTCTACAACGGCCGCAGCTGTTCCGACTGGGTACTTCATTCGCCAGCTACGATCGGTGTGGATTGTTCCGCTTGTTGGCGGTCGTATTCTGCCTTTGACATAGAGGTAAATTCGCCGTTGCCTCTGTCAATGATTGCGTGTTCTGTGACCTCATTAGTTAATGGGTCTGTTACTTCAATAAAGGTTACATTATCCATTTTTATAACTCCGCACTAAATGCTAGATAGCCTGATGTTGAATTATTTGCTAACAAGAGATTTGCATATCCTGCTACTAATCCACTTGCGCCAGTAACTCCCAGCATTGATGTTAATGGACCAGTAAAGGATAATGTTAATGTTGTAAATGTGACTATTCCACCGATTGAATTAACTAAACCTAATGTTGAGTAATCAACCGATGCAGGACCAATTCTCATTTGAACTGGGTGATTAACGTGGATTTGTGTTGCAGTCGTAGAATAGTTTGCACCTACACCAAAAGTAGTATAATTGTTGCTTGCCGTTGCTCTAAAATAGTACCTCTGGCAAGCGGCAAGTTCGCCAGCAATAGTTTGCGAATAAGTACGGAAGGGTAATGCTGTCGATCCAATGTTTATCATGACGCCAGTTACTTCATAGTAGTCATTGACTCCAGCAGTACCTACTGGCGTGTTAGAAAATTGGATAAGCATTTCGCTAGCGTTATTTGGCACATCTCCTGTGACTGTAAATCGTGTCCAAGTTGTCGTAAGAGTGTGGCTACCTGTTGCAAAGTTTGTTGCACCTGTATAACCAGCATAAGGCGCTTGATCTGTGCCAGTGCCGCTTGTCATGGTAGAAGATAAAACAGAGCTTGTAGCAGAATAGTTCGCTCCTGCACGCGCCCAGAATGAATACGTAATTCTTTGATTAGCTAGAGGAATTGTATTGACGCTTTCCACTGCTTGCGTGAAATACATGATGGCAGTCGAAGTATTACCGCTATCTCTCTGCACTCTTGCGCAGTATTGAACTCCTGCAAGATTTGTCGTGTCGTTTGTTACTTGGCGGCTTACTGTTGAGCCTGTTGCCGTTCTATATGATGTCCATCGATCTGCAGAATAAGTCGATGTGTTTGCTGGAATCGCGAAAGATGTCCCGCGTTGCCATATTTGGAACCCTGAATTTAGGAGCACATTAGAAGCGTTCGGCGTTGCTGTCCAGCCGAGTCCAGTCGTCTGGCTTGAATCCGCAACTAAAGAAGTTCCGTTTGCACCAACTGCCAGTCGGGCTGGCACGTCGCTACCTGTTGCGGAAATTAAATCGCCTTTAGCGTCTACGATCGTGTTCTGGATAGCATTAGAGTCGTCCTGTGCTACCCATGAATAATCTAGATCTGTGTTAGAAGCTTTAGCTAATACCTGTCCAGTCGTTCCGCCTTTAAGATCAACTAAAGCCGTATCTATGTCCTGACCAAGAGCCGCGATCGCCGTCGCGCCGTCCTTGACCAAGTCGGTCGACTGTGGAATGTCCCAGCCGAAGTTAGTCGTAGTAGTTGCCATGTTATGCCACCGATCCGATCGCGTCTTCCCACGTTAATGTTGGGCTGATTGTATTCCAATACTCTGCCGCTGACACTTGATTCCATCGGAGTGTCACTTGCGAGAACTCCAGCGGCGAAGCGTTTATCGTAATAAATAGCGAGTTATAACTGGCCCTAAAAGACCAGCCTTCGACGTAACCCTCGAAGACAGTGTCGACGATGTTAGGCGGAAGATCTGTAACGCGTAGCGGCATTCCCATAAAGATCTTTAAGAGTGCGTCGCGGTCTGCGTCGTCGATGTCTGGCGAAGCGATAGGGAACTCGATCGAATCGAAGAATGCGCGTGGATAAGCTTTAAGCTGTAGGCGACGAGCTAGAGCCAGAATCGCGTCGGCTGTTTTCTCGATGTTCGTGTCCCAGATTTCGGCGAACTTACCGTATTCCGAAATAGACGCGGCTTGGCTATCCGTAAGCGTCGAACCGTTCTTATAGTTAATCGTAATAAAGTTTCGGACGTCACCGCTTCGGGTTACTGACTTTAAGCCCACGCCGATTCCCTGAGTCGCTGAGATTTCGGTATAGCCATTAGCTGCGAGATAAGTCTGTCTATGTAAAGCGTCGGCATACCCGATTCGCCCTGAACCGTCCTCGAAGAGATAGCCGAGACCAGACTCCGCGATCTGACTGGCTAACGTGTAGCTAGAGACTGGATCTGCTGCTCTGTTGACCATTTCGTACTGCCCAGGCTGATCGATCTCGCCTAGTCCTACGTTCTCCGCGTTAGCCCATGTCGTCGTCGGATCGTACTGATACCACTGTAAAGCGGGAGCTACTTCGTTCCAGTTATTAAGGAGAAGATCGGAAAGAATGTTATAGATCTGAGTTCCGTCGTAGTCTTTAGCTAGAGCCAGTTCCCAGTTAGCCCGAGCCAGTTTAGAAAGCGCGCCTAGTGCTGTAATGCGGGCAGAAGTAACGTAAGCCGTCGCTCCAGCTGAGACGACGCTTATTTCGATGTCGCTAATAAACCCGCCGTAGAGATCGACATAAGTTCCCGTAGAATCTTTAATCGAAATAAGGATTTCGTTACCTACTGTGAAAGGGTAAGAAGTATTCTGTAAGTTAATTAGTTCGATGTAACAGTAGCCCGCGACTGGCTGCTCATAAACAGAAGTTCGGCCGCTAGTGATCTGAACGCTGGCCAGTGTTACTTCTTGATAATCGACGCCATTTATAAGAACGCGCCATTCTGGATTCCATAGCGTCACGCGAACGCACCCGATCCAAGAGTTCCGCGATAGCTAGAATTATTAAGAACGTTAATAATAGCTCGGGCTGTACCTTCTGGGTCGATTGCGCCGTTAACAGTTAAGTTAATGACTGAACCGCGTCCGCCGCCGAGTGCGTAATTCGGAGTGATCGATCCGTTACGCCCGGGCGTAAATAGTTCTGGGCCTTGCTCTCCAACTATGTAAGAAGTTCCCGAAGTTACTGGGCCGCCCATAGCCTTAAAGCCGCCGAAGACCTTATCAATAAGACCACCGATTCCAGCGACGACGGGATTATCTTTAATGAGCTGGATAAACTGTTTTACCTTCGTAATCATGTCGCCAAGGAAGTCGACTACCTTCGAGACGCCAGTAATGACTCCAGAGATAGCCGTACCTAAAACCTCGAAAGCGACTCTAAGAATAGTTCCGATTGCTGGCCCCATGGTGTCGCGAACGAATGTAGCGACTGACTTAAAGAGCGAGAAGAGCGGCGCGAGATCGTCCGCGTTACCGTTAATGGAGTTTCTTACTTTATTAAATGCTGAGAATAAACCATCTAAAGCTGGCCCGAAGACAGAAGCGAAGAACGGAGCTACGAAGTCTTTCATAAAGTTATAGAGAGCCTTAAATGCTGGAATAACGAAATCGTTAAGAACTACTTTAATGTTATTAAATGGGCCTTGAAGATCTTTACCGATTGAGTCGGCCATCGATGAAAGAGCTGGAATAACTTTATCGACGAAAGTCGTAACCAGCGGAGTAAGCGCGTCCAGTACGAAAGAACCTACGGTCTCTTTACCTTCATCGAATGCGATGTTAAGTCGATCTAACTTTCCTTGGAAAGTGTCGGCCTTGACGGAAGCCTGATTCTCGAAAGTATCGGCCAGCTTCTTGGTAATCTCGTCCATCGAAAGAGTCTTTAGTTGAGCAGCTGAAAGTCCTACGCCTAACTTACCGAGCGCGGCTGTGTTGCCTTCTGTGGCCTTACCTAGCGCATTAGAGACCGCTTCTAGACTCTTACCGCTACCCGCGCTTATGTCAAGAGCTAAAGCTTGGAGCTTCTGAGCTTTCTCTACGTCGCCAGTAGCGCGAGCTAGTCTTTCCAGCGATGGACGAAGCTCATCATCTGTCACGCCGAACGCGAGCGATGTTTTAGTTATGTAACCCTCGGTCGCCTTAATCTGGGCATTCGTCGCGCCTGTAACGTTCTTTAAAGTTAAAGCGAGTTTCTCCTGAGCGGCTGCGTCTGCGATCGCTGACTTAACGCCATCGACCAAAAGCTTTCCCGCGTAGGCTGCGGCTGCGACTGTGGCAGCTGCGAAAGCGGCAGCGGCTACCTTGCCGAACTTGCCGATCTTGTCTGAGAAGCCTTCGACTTCTTTCTGCGCGCCTTTAACGCCCTTCTTTAATTCGTCGAAGTCGGCGTCGAAAGTTATCTTTACTTTTGGAATGCCAGCCATTAGTCGAGACCCACTTTCTTAATTATCGCCTGAACTATGTCGATGTATTCTTTCGCGACGATTGGCGTGTAATAGTCAACAGCTGGAGAGATCCAGTAGCCGCGCTTATTGCGCGGGGCCTTAAATCGATCGGTATACGCGCGACCGAGTGAGTCCGTACCGCGACCGCCGCCGAACTCTGTTCCCCAGAGAAGCGCGCCCGCTGGAGCTGCGCCCTGTCGGACTTTATTACCTTTACCGCTCTTAGAAGCTTCTCCGCCGTACTTGCGACC